GGTCCGCCTGTACCTGTACTCACTCCTGGTCGTGCTCGTGGCCGGCCTCGTGCTGGCCGGCGTGCTGACCGGCGACTGGGCCCGGTACGTCCTGGAGGCCGGCGCCACGGTCCTCGTGGTCGGCGCCGGAACAGAGGCGGCACGGTCCTCCGTGTTCGCCCCGCGGACGGTCATCCGGTCAGCAGCTCGTGCCCGCGGCATCAACGTGGATGCCGTCCTGCCGCCCATCACGGTCGTGCGCGACTGGGCGGACCGCTCGCTGGACGTCCGGATCAGCTCCGGGGAGAACGCCCTGGGTGACCTGGAGGACCGGGCCGGCCGGCACCGGGACGACGACGGCAACGGCCTGCCGGACGGTCAGCTGTGATCGCCCTGGGCCTCATCGCCGCTGTCCTCGTCGTGGGCCTGGTCCTCGCCGCCGTCGTCAGCGACCGGCGATGAGCAGGCACCGGCAGGCGCCGGCCACGCCCATGCGTCGGGCCGTGGACAGCACGGGGCAGCCGCTGGGTGACGACCAGCTGGACGGCATGGCCGGCGTGGACTGGCACGAGCTGGCTGCCGACGAGCAGGACGCCGTGCACCTCATGGACGAGGAGGCTGCCGCCCAGGAGCCCAGCGTGCCGCCCATCGCCGCCGGCCTGGACTGGGTGAGCCATCACGACGCCGCCAGCCTGGAGCACGACGCCCGGCAGCGGCTGGGCGTCCGGGTGCCGCTCCAGGACTGGCGCTGGAGCACGCCGGCCCCGCTGGACCAGGGCGCGGAGGGCGCGTGCGTCGGGTACGCCGTGGCGACGTCAGCGAACGTCCGGCGGGCGTCGAACGGCAGGGTGCCGCACCTGGACGAGGAGAACGCCGCGGACCTGTACCACCTCGCCCAGGACCTGGACGAGGTGGCCGGCGACGACTACGAGGGCACGAGCCTGCTGGCCGGCATGAAGGCCGGCCAGCGGACCGGGCTGTGGGACGCCTACGTGTGGTGCTTCGACGTCCGGACCATCGTCCAGGCCGTGCTCCAGCTGGGGCCCGTGCTCGTGGGCGTGCCGTGGACGGCCGGCATGTACGTGACCGACGCCGCCGGCCGGCTCCAGCTGACCGGCGCCACGGTCGGGGGCCACTGCCTCACCGTCGTGGGCGTCCAGCTCGAGGTTTCCGGCGAGCCGGGCCCGTGGGCCGTGCTCCTCAACAGCTGGGGCCCGGACTGGGGCCTGGACGGCATCGGGTACGTCAAGCTCCGCCAGCTGGCGTGGATGCTCGCCGGCATCGGAGAGGCAGCTGTCCCGCTGCCGGCTCTGCGGGCATGATGTCGCCATGACAGACAACGAGGCCCAGGAGGGCCTGTTCACGGTCCACGGGATGCACGTCCAGGGCGGCGTGGGTCGCACAGAGCAGCTGCTGGAGCGGACCGTGGAGTGGGCGGAGAAGGCCGGCCACCTCACGGAGGAGGACGGCGCCCTCGTCGGTGCCGCCCGGGTCGCCGCCCGGGCCCTGGACGCCGCGGAGAAGCTGGGCGGCAAGTCCCCGTACGCCGTCGCCTCCGTGCTGACGCCGTACCGGGAGCTGCTGGCAGCCCTCCGGCTGCCGGCGGACAGCAACGGCGGGAAGCCGGCCGGCGGCATCGGCGCCCAGGCGGAGGAGTGGATGGCGCGCAACTTCGGCACGCCCAGCTGACGTGACCGTCCTGGAGCTGGAGGACCAGGGCGCCGGCCTCATCATGCCGGCGCCCCGGTTCGCCACGCCCCGGGACCACAGCCGGCGCACCCACGGGGCGTCCGTGGCGAAGGTGGCCGCTGCCCTGGGAACGCCGCTCATGCCGTGGCAGCAGCTCGTTGCCGACGTCGGCGGCGAGGTGGACGCCGATGGCCTGTTCCACTACCCGGTCGTGCTCGTGACCGTGCCCCGGCAGGCCGGCAAGACACAGCTGGACCTCGCCCAGTCGGTCCAGCGCTGCCTGGCCGGCCCGAACCGGCGGGTATGGCACACGGCCCAGACGGGGCAGGACGCCCGGGACAAGTGGGACGAGCTCGTGGACACGATCCTGGAGTCCCCGCTCCGCGGCCTGGTCAAGGGCAAGCCGCTGCGGAGCAACGGCAAGGAGTCGCTGGAGTTCCTCAACGGCAGCAAGCTCCGGCCGCACCCACCCACCCGGGACAGCCTCCACGGCAAGCAGAGCGACACGAACAACATCGACGAGCTGTGGGCCTTCGATGACGAGCAGGGCGCGGAGCTAATGCAGGCCATCGTGCCCACCCAGTCCACGCGCAACATGGCCCCGTGGCCCGGGGCCCAGCTGTGGCTGTGGTCCACGGCCGGCGACCGGCGGAGCACGTTCCTCAAGTCCTGGGTGCGCCGGCTGTACGCCGGGGACGAGGGCCTGGCCGGCTTCGACTGGGGCATACCCGTGGGGGCGGACCCGATGGACCTGGAGGTCATCGCCGCCCACCACCCGGCGTACGGCATCACGCAGAACATGCGGAGCCTTCGGAACGCCAAGGTGGCGCTACTCAAGGAAGGCAAGGCCGGCGAGTTCGCGCGCGCGTACGGCAACCGGGAGACCGGCGCCGGGGAGCGCATCATCCCAGAGCCGGCGTACCAGAAGGCAGCCACGGAGGAGGAGCTGCCCGACTGGGGCACGCCGGCCTTCGGGGTCGCCACGGCCGAAGACGGCGCGGCATCGGCCATCGTCGCTGTGGTGCACAACGCTGACGGCGTGCCCGTGGGCGAGGTCCTGGAGCACCGGCCCGGCCGGTCGTGGGTCGTGCCCGTGCTGGAGCGGTACGTGGCCCAGCACGAGGGGGCCGGCGTCGCCATCGACCGGAAGGGTCCGGCCGGCACCATCGCTGACCAGTGGGAGCTTGCCGGCCACGATCTCCTGGACCTCCGGACCGACTCCGCGGCGAACGCCTGCCAGGACCTCTATGACCGGCTGACCCGGGACGAGGCCGGCCAGCCGCTGGACGACGAGTCGCCCCGGCGCATCCTGTACCGCCGGTCGGACCACATCGCCGCCCTGGACGAGGCCGTGGACCTCGCCGGCAAGCGCGGCGTGGGCCAGGGCTCGTGGCTGTGGTCCCGCACGGCGTCCGCCGGGGACATCACGGCGCTGGAGGCATGGACCTGGGCGACGTGGGCGTCCATGCGCCCGCCGGAGGTCCAGCCGGAACCGTCCTGGGACGTGTGATACCTTCTGGCCGAACAAGTGGACGGGGGATGCATACCCGGCATGTTCAGAGGGGCCAGGGCCCACGCAGTCCACTCAAGTCCTGGCAAGACGAAGGGCCGGCGCATCCGGATGCGCCGGCCCTTCGTGCTTAGTCGTGCGGCTGGGCTGTCCACTCCAGCCAGCGGCGGAACGTCCACAGCTCCTCCACGGCGTCGCCGGCTCCATCGGTGCCGAAGTACGCCGCCAGCTCTGTGCGGTAGCCGTGGGTCACGGCCTCCGCCCGGAGCTGCTGGGCGTCGCGCTCTGCCCGGTAAGCCTCCACGGAGGCCCGGTGCAGGCACGACGCCCGGCAGCCGGTCATGCCCTTAGTGCACGGCACGTCGGAACTTCTGCTGTGCGCCCTGGCGCGTGAGGCCCAGCTGCCGGCCGATGTCAGCCCACGAGTAGTCAGCGTCACGGAGCTTCTGGACTGCCTCCTCCAGGGCGGCGTCCACGTCCAGCTGGAGGGCGTGCAGGCCGGCCAGAGCTTCGATGTCCCGATCACCTACCCGGCGGCTGTACGCGCGGACGACCCGGCGCACGAACTTGCCGAACTCATCGGCCTCCGTCGCGGCGCTCACTGCTGGCCCTCGCTGGCGAGGTAGACCAGGCACGCCACGAACCACAGCAGCACGACGAAGATCACGACCGGACCGCCGGCATCACGGAGGTGGCGACCCGGGCCCGGATGATCGGCAGCTCCACAGTCGGGGCGTCGTCCGTGCCGGGCAGCAGGACGACCGGGGCGACCGGCAGGCCGGCGGCGACCCGGGCCCGGCAGTAGTCGGAGAAGGCGACGTGAGCGGCCACGGGCATCGGGTAGGTGCGGCCGGCGATGAGGTCCCGAATCGGGACGGTCGTGCTGCTGTGCTTCGACACGGTGAGTGCCCTTCTGCCAGTGCTCCCGGCCCCCATCGGGGGCGCTAGGCCGGAGCGGCTGTACTCGTCCATTGTGCGTCAACGATCCATTGACAGTCAAACGACACGCCGCCCGTGTCCGACCAGTCCGGCCCGACCGGGCCGGCCGAACCGTCCAGGGCGTCCAGGGCGCCCCGACTTCTGGGCCACCTATGGCCGGCCGGCTCCAGCTCGTGCTTGTGTCTGCGGCGTGAGCCTCCTGGACATCCTCCGCCCCGGCATCCCACGGCCGGAGCTGACAGCGGCGATGGTCCAGCCCTCGCCCACCTCGCTCGTGTCCGGGCCGGCCGGCCACTTCGGCGCGCAGCGCGGCATCCGGTCGCCCTGGTCCTCCGACCACCTCCAGAGCATCGTCTGGGGTGACCTCCTGGGCCTGGACCTCGCCACGATGACCCGGGCCCAGGCCATCAAGGTGCCGGCCGTCGCGCGGGCCCGGCACATCATCTGTGGCACCGGGGCCCGCATCGGCCTGGGTGAGTGGGTGGGTGAGCGTCGGCTGGGCCCGGACGAGCAGGCCCCGTGGATCGCCGCCCGGAACACGATGACGCCGGCTCTGCACCGGATGCTGTGGACCCTGGATGACCTGTTCTTCTCCGGGTGGAGCTGCTGGGCCCGGGTGAACCGTGCGACCAGCCCGGACCGTCGCGCGCTTCCGCTCCAGCTGGACCGCATCGACATCGGCCGCTGGACCTTCGACGGCGACGGCTTCGTCATGGTGGACGGGAACCGGGTCCGCCCGGACTCCGTGCTCCTCATCCCCGGCTTCCATGAGGGCCTGCTCAACTTCGCTGCCGACAGCATCCGGCACGCCGCGGACCTCCAGAAGGCAGCCAGCACGGCAGCCCGGACGCCGGCAGCCCAGCTGGCGCTCAAGCAGACCGGCGGCGCGCCCATGACCCGGGACGCTGTGACCCAGCTGCGGCAGGACTGGGCGGAGGCACGGGCCGGCCTCCACGGCGGCGTGGCCTACCTCAACCAGTCGCTGGAGGTCCAGGAGCTGGGCACCTTCGACAAGCACCTAGTGGTGGAGGGCCGGAACGCTGCCGCCGTGGACATCGCCCGGCACGCCAGCCTGCCGGCGGAGACCATCGACGCCACCACAGAGAAGTCCATGACGTACACGAACAGTCGGGACAACGATCGCCGGCTCCATGACTACGGCCTGGGCTCCTACCTGGACGCCGTGGCGGCCACGCTGTCCCAGGACGACGTGTGCGAGCGGGGCCACTCCATCGCCTTCGACGTGGAGGGCTGGCTCCGTGGCGCTGCCCCGGGCGACGAGGCCCCGAACCGGACCCAGACCGCGCCGACCCCGACGGAGGTGCTGGCATGACGGCCCCAGTGCTCGCCATCACGCCGCCCACGGAGCTGGCCCAGGTCAGCGTGGACGTGCCCCGGCGTCGCATCGAAGGTCTGGTAGTGCCCTACGGCGAGCCGGGCCGGACGAACCTGGGCCCGTGCCCGATCCGGGCCGGCGCCGTCCAGCTGGGGGGCCTGGTCATCGGCACCTTCGGTCACAACCGGGAGCTGCCCGTGGCCCGGATGGCGGAGGCCACGGACACGCCGGCCGGCCTCCGGATGGCCTTCTCCATCGCCCCGACGCCGCTGGGTGACCAGCTGCTGGCGGAGGCGTCCCCGGAGGTCGGAGTCCGCTCCGGCCTCTCCATCGAACTGTCCGACATGCGCTTTGACCCCATCACCGGGGAGTGCGTGTACGGGCTGTGTGAGTTCGTGGCGTTCGTCCCCATCGGGGCCTACGCATCGGCGCGCGTCACGTCCGTGGCCGCGCACGTCCACCAGGAAGGCACCTCCCTCGTGACCATGCCCCAGGGCCAGCCGGCCCAGCAGCAGCAGAACGCCCAGCCGGCCCAGGCGCCGGGCTGGGGCTACCAGCAGGCCCCGGCCCAGCAGCTGCCGCCGGCCCAGCCGGTCCAGCAGGCCCAGCAGGCCCCGGCCCAGCAGCTGCCGCCGGCCCAGCCGGTCCAGCAGGCCCAGCCCGGCACGGCGCCCCAGGGTCCGTCCCAGTCGGACCTCATGGCCCAGGCCGCGGGCCAGTGGGCGCTCCAGCAGCTCCTGGGCGGAGCCGGCGGCTACGGCCAGGCCCAGCTCCAGCAGCTGCCGCCGGCCCAGCCCGTGCCCCAGGGCCACGCCCAGGCGCCCCAGGGCCTGCCCATCGGCCAGACCAACCAGCAGGGCCAGGCCGGCAACGGCTCCGGCCAGCTGTCGGCCGTCACCCGGCTGGCCCAGCTCCAGGCCCAGCTCCACGCCGGCCAGGGCAGCAAGCAGGAGCTGTACGCCGCCCTGTCGGACATCACGGCCAGCGACCACGAGGTCTGGCTCCAGGCCCAGGGCCCGGCCCAGGAGCTGTGGAGCGGCGGCGGCTACCGTCGCCGGTTCGTGCCGCTCATGGCCCCGAAGACGCTGACCTCGTACAAGTACCAGGGCTGGCGCTGGGGCGTGAAGCCGAAGGTGGGCCGGTACGACGGCGACAAGGCGGAGGTGCCCAGCAACAAGCCGACCACGGTCCTCGTGCCCGGTGAGGCGGAGCGGCTGGCCGGCGCCCACGACATCGACCGCAAGTACAAGGACTTCGGCGACGTCGCCTTCTGGCAGGGCTACTACGAGGCCATGACGGAGAGCTACGCGGAGGAGTCGGACCTCATCGCCGCGGAGGCCCTGGTCGGCATGGCCCGGACCATCGTGACCGACGCCAACGTGCCGCCCGGGTACACGGACGTGAACGTCGCCCAGTCCGACGTGCTCCGGGCAGCCGCCCTGGGTACGGCCATCCTGGAGGACACGCCCAACGTCCGCCGGCCGGCCGACTGGGTGATGATGAACACGTCCGACTGGCTGACGCTGCTGGACTACACGAACCTGGACCTCCCGGCGTTCCTGGCCCTCCTGGGCGTCCAGCCCGGCGGCTTCCAGCGGTCCAACCTCGTGCCGAAGGGCGCCGTGATCCTGGGCGTCCAGCAGGCGTCCAGCTTCTACGAGCTGGGCGGCGGGGCCCCCATCCGGGTGGAGGCCGTGGACGTCGGCCGCGCCGGCATCGACGCCGGCGTGTACGGCTACGTGGGCACGATGGAGAACCGTCCCGGCGGCATCATCTCCGTCCCGCTCGTGCCCGCCCAGGGCGCGTGACCTCACCCACCGTGCTGCCGCCGGCCCCTCTGTCACCGGAGGGGCCGGCGTCCCCGGAGCGTGTCCTGTCGTGGATCAAGGTCCAGGACAAGGCAGCTGCCGCGGAGGCCGGTGAGGTGGACGCCGTGGTCCTGGCTGTCAACGCCGTGTTGCGCCGCTGGGTGCCCGTGCCGGCGGAGGGCCAGCCGTGGCCCGATGACGTGGCCCTGGGCTCCGTCATGCTGGCCGGCCGGCTGTGGCGCCGCCGGAACACTCCCGGCGGCGTGGAGTCCTTCGGCCAGGAGGGTGCGTTCTACGTCCAGCGCAACGACCCGGACGTCGCGCTCCTGCTGGGGCTGGGCGCCTACGTCCAGCCGATGGTGGGCTGACGTGGAGAGCCTGGGAGTCCGGCTGGCGGAGTCCATGCGTGACCTCGTGGGCCGGCTCAAGGAGGCCGGCATCTCCGCCAGCTTCGACGCTGGCGAGGTGGACGTCCCCGGCGTCTGGCTGGCGTCCCAGAACGTGAACGTGCAGACCCTGGACGGAGGGGCGACCCACCTCGTGTGGGCCTACCTCCTCGCCCCGGACAACGGCGTGGACGACGCCCACGCCGGCCTCCGGAAGCTCCTGGACGAGGTGCTGGAGGTCATCGACCCCGACGGGCCGGTGACGACGAACGAGTCCGTGATCCTGCCCGACAACCCGACCCCGCTGCCGGCCTACCGGCTGCCCGTAGAACTGGACGTGTGACCATGCCGATCAAGGCGCAGAAGCTGGGAACCGGGACGCTGACCATCGGCGCCACGGGGTCGCCCGTGGACTTCTCCGCCCAGGTGACCAAGGTGGTCGTGACCTGGGACAAGGAGAAGGAGGACAACGTGCCCGTGCTGTCCGGCGAGGAGCTGGAGGGCGACAGCACGTACACGGCGAAGCTGACGGCGACGCTCCTCCAGGACTTCACGGACGACGGCATCGTGGACTGGAGCTGGCAGAACAAGGGCTCCGTGGTCCCCTTCGAGTTCGAACCGAACACGGAGGTGGGGCGCTCCGTGACCGGCATGGTCACCGTGGACCCCATCGACCTGGGCGGCGACGTCAAGAAGAAGAACACGTCGGACATCGAGTGGGACTGCGTGGGCGAACCGGCCTTCGGTCCGACCGTCTGACGTGGCCGGCCCGGCGCTGGAGGTCACGGGCGCCCGCCAGCTGCGGCGTGCGCTCAAGGATGCCGGCGTCAGCGTCCAGGACCTCAAGGACGCCCACAAGGCCGTAGCCGAAGACGTGGCGCGCGCGTCAGCTCCGCGCGCGCCACGCCGGACCGGCGCCCTAGCGGCGTCGGTCCGGCCCTCCGGCACCCAGGCCGGCGCCCTGGTCCGGGCCGGCAACGGGCGCACAGTGCCCTACGCCGCCCCGGTCCACTGGGGCTGGCCGGCCCGCAACATCACGGCACAGCCGTGGATCTACCGCACAGCAGAAGACAGGCAACCCCAGTGGGAGGACCAGTACCTCCGGGCGCTGGAGGCCATCATCCGAACCGTGGAAGGAAGCACACCATGAGCGAGCACGAGGACGCCCAGCCGGAGGTGGAGGAGCACGTCGTGCCCCAGAACCGGGTCCGCATCCACATGAGCGACGGCAGCAACTACGAGGTCCGCATCCTCAACAGGGACCGGGTGCTCTGGGACAAGACGGCCCCCCGGAAGAAGTGGGGCGCCGCCCAGGACGTGCCCTTCCTGGCCTCCACGTTCCTGGCCTGGGCTGCCGCCCGCCGGGAGGGACTGACGGCCCTCAACTTCGACGCCTTCTGTGACCAGGCGGACGACGTGGAGGACGTCAAGGAGGACGACGACGACATCGCCCGCCCTACCCGGAAGGCTCCCGGGCCCGGCTCTGCATGAGCCTGGCGCTCGCCACGCGCATCCCACACGTCGTGTGGGAGGAGGCGGAGGACGAGGCCATCGCAACGGCCCTGGAGCTGCTGGACGAGCTGGCAGCCGCACGAGACAACTAGGAGACCCAGCTCATGGCACGGAGCGCAACGCTCGCCATCCGCATCGTGTCGGACGCCCAGAACGCTGCCGCCGGCTTCGACCAGGCGGAGTCACGGGTGGGCGGCTTCCAGCGCCGGCTGGACACTGCCAGCGTCGCTGCCGGCGGCGTCCTGGCTGCCGTGGGTGCGATGGCGTCCGGGGCCATCGACTCCGCCAGCCGGCTCCAGCAGGCCGGCGGAGCCGTGGAGTCCGTGTTCGGCGCCCAGGCCGCTGCCGTCCAGGCGGCAGCGGAGGGCGCCGCCCAGTCCGTGGGGCTGGCCTCCAGCGAGTACGGAGAGCTGGCGTCCGTCCTGGGCTCCCAGCTCAAGAACATGGGCACAGCCGCGGCTGACCTCGCTCCACAGACCGACCAGCTCATCGCCCTAGGCGCTGACCTCGCCGCCACCTACGGCGGCACGACGGCCGACGCCGTGGCTGCGCTGTCCTCGCTGCTGCGTGGAGAGACGGACCCGATCGAACGGTACGGCGTCAGCATCAAACAGGCGGACATCAACGCCCGGCTGGCTGCCACGGGCATGGAGGGCCTGGAGGGGCCGGCGGCGAAGGCAGCCCAGGCCCAGGCCGTGCTGGGCCTGCTGGCGGACCAGACCGGCTCCGCGCTGGGTGCGTTCGCCCGGGAGTCGGACACGGCAGCCGGCGCCCAGCAGCGAGCGGCCGCGGAGGCGGAGAACGCCAAGGCGAAGCTGGGTGAGGCCCTGCTGCCCGTGGTCACCCTGCTGTCGGAGAAGCTGGCCGGCCTCGCCACCTTCGTGGCGGAAAACTCGGATGCATTCCTCATCATCGCCGGAGTAATCGCCGGAGTGGCCGCGGGCATCATTCTCGTGAATGGCGCCATCCGTACCTACCAGGCAATCACGGCCATTGCGACTGCCGCACAGTGGCTGTGGAATGCGGCGATGAGTGCCAACCCGATTGGCCTCATCGTGCTGCTCGTGACCGGACTCATCGGCCTGGGCGTTTTGCTTTACAATAAGTTTAAGCCATTCCGTGACCTCGTGCAGTCCATTGTTGGATTCTTCCGGGACGCATGGAACTGGGTTTCTCGTATTCTGGGGTCGGGAATCGGCGCCATTGCTGACTTCTTCTCCGCCGGCTCCACTCCTCCGCCGGCTGGAGGTGGCGCTCCAGCTGCTGGCGGGGCCGGCATGATGCTGTCGGCCGGCCGCCGGCTGACGGCCGGCACGGCGGGGGCGATGTCCTCGCTGTCCCCGGGTGCGATGGCAGCCGGGTCCGCCGGGTCCTCCGTGAGCGTGGACGCCCGGACCTACGTGACCGTAGACGGCGCCCTGGACCCCGATGGCGTGGCCCGACAGGTGCGGACGCTGCTGGACCGCCGGGACAAGAACCTGGGGCTCTCCGGCCCGCTCGTGGTCGGGATGGGCCGGTGAGCGTCAACCCGGGCCCGGAGGTCTACGTCTCCGGGGCGCTCATGGCGACGTACGCCGCCAGCGTCGGCTCCGGCACGCCGGTCGTGCTGGACGACGTGAGTGCCACCTGGGGACGCCAGAAGCTCCTGGACCACCACGACAGCCAGCAGGCACGGTTCTCCGTCATCGACCCCACGGGCGCGTGGGCGCCCCGGGACCTCATCGGGCAGCCGGTGACCCTGGGCTGGCGTGACTACGTGGGCGGCACGGCCCGGACGTTCTTCCGCGGCCGGCTCACAGAGCACGCCATGACGCCGCGTAAGCCGTACCGGAGCACGTTCCGGGTCGGCCGCTGGCGGGGCGCCGTGCACGAGTTCACGGCAACCGGGCAGCTGACGGAACTGGGCCAGCGGACCACGGGCGTGGAGTCCTGGCCCGACGAGTCGGGCGCCGCCCGGATGGACCGACTTCGGGCCGTCGCCGGCTCCACGGTCGGAAACATCGGCTTCCGGCCCTACTGGAACGGCGCACCCATCGCCGCGCGGAACGTGGACAACGTGGACGTGCTGTCGTTGCTGCGAGCCATGTACGACACGGCCGGCGCCGACCGGATGGCCTACGACCCGCACACGAACACGGTCAGCTACCAGCAGCGCCGTGCGGTCATCAGTCCCCGGCGGGCCGGCCTGGGCGTGAAGGCGTCCAGCGGCGACCCGCTCGTGAACGTCTACGCGCTGGCCGTCGCCGGGGAGTCCGGCGTGGCGCTGGACGGCGCCGGCTTCGACGTCGGGGACGGGGCCCTCCGGAAGGCGATTGAGAACCGGCTCACCCGGGTGGACTACTCGTGGACGTCCGCCGGTTCCAGCCTCCGTGGCGTCGTCCTGGACGCCGCCACGGAGGCAGCCCTGGGCCGGCGGGGCGTCACGTTGTCCACGGAGCTACGGCAGGGCGACTGGGCAGCCATCGTGGCCGGCGATTGGTACCAGCTCATCACCCGGGAGGGGACCGCCTTCCAGCCGCCACCCATGACGTACCGCGGGGACCTCCTGGACGGCTTCCAGAGCGTGGCGCACGCTCTCCTGCTGGCCGGCGGAGCGGAGAAGCTGCCAGGAGAGGAGGGCCGTATCGTCACAGTCACAAACCAGCCCTGGAGTCGGCTCTCCGTGCCGCCCTTGTTCGGCATCATCGGGGGCACCATCCGTTACGTGGACGGCGCGTGGCTCCCGACCGTCTACCTCCAGCCGTGCGATTACCAGCAGCTCGTGGCCGGCGACCTCACCGGGGCCCGCATGAAACTGACCGGCGGCGGAGAGTTCGCCTGGTCCCAGCTGTCCAGGTCACTGACGTGGAATGACCTCCGGTACGCCGGGGCCAATACCTAGGAGCATTCTGTGCCATTCGTAACGCCGATCTTCTCGCTTTTCGCTCCACTGGAGGAGGAGCTGGCCCACCTCATGCCGGCAACGCTCCAGCAGATGGTCACGCGCCTGGAGGCCGTGCTCAAGGACCGCGCCGCCGTGCCTGGCCTGGCTGACCTCAACTCCGTGGTCGCCCGCCTGCTGTCGCTGGAAAACTCCACCGTGAAGCCGCAGCGCATCCCGCTGGCCTCGTACTGCCAGGACTTCGTGGGATGGCAGCCGCTCATGTTGTGGTGTGAGCGAGAAACCGTCCACGTCACTGGAATGGTGCAGATCAAGACCGGCCAAGTCCTGCCGGCCGGAGAAACATCCATCGGAACCATTCCGCTGGCTTACCGGCCGAAGAATGGTTCTGTGATGGGTGATGCCTACATCGGAGGCACCCAGCTCGTTCGATGCGACATCGAGACGGCAAACGGAAACATCGAGATTGTCAACGGCGGCGGATTCGGCGCCGGCACTTTTATTGACGTGCACCTGAAGTGGGCGCGCGCAGCCCTTCCTGCCTAATCAGACGACAGAAAGAAGGCGGAACAATGGTCAACCTCATTCCTGGGGCGCTGTGGCAGCCCATCGACGTGGGCGACCGTGCCCGGCGTCGGAAGGGCCGTGCCGTGGTCGGTCACATCGCTGTCAGCAACTCCGCCAACCTCCGGCCCGGCGGCACGCCGGCCTCCAGGTCGGCCGACTGGCACGCATACCTGCCGAAGGCCGGCGGGATCGTGCAGTACATCGACCTGGACCGCACGAGCTGGGCGACCCGGGACGGCAACGGCTCCGTCGTGGCCTGGGAGTCCCAGGGCGGCGTGGGCGAGGACGTGCACGGGCCGTGGACGGACGGGCAGCTGGAGGCCGCTGCCGTGATCCTGGCCTACCTCAACGAGACGGAGGGGACGCCGCTGGAGGTCATGCCCGACAGCCGGCCGGCGTCGAAGGGCATGGGCGTGCACCGGCTGGGCGTGGACCCGTGGCGCGTGGCCGGCGGGGAGCTGTGGTCCTCCGCCCGGGGCAAGACGTGCCCCGGCAACGCCCGGGTGCTCCAGGTGCCGACCATCGTGGACCGGGCCCGGCAGCTCCGTGGGGGCTCGCCGGCCGCGCCGATGCCGTCGCCGGCTCCGTCGCCGGCTCCAGCTGGCCCTCCGCCCGTGCCGGCCCTGCCGCCCTTCGGGCTGCCCCGGGGCCACTACTACGGCCTGGTGACCGGGCCGGCGAGGTCCCACGGCGGCTACTACGCCAGCGAGCGGCCGGCCATCCTGGCTGCCCAGCGCCGGCTCATCGCGAAGGGCTACGTGCCCGGCGTCAGCGACTGGCGGAGCGGCTGGGCTGACGGCGTGTACGAACAGCCCACGGCCGACGCCGTGGCTCGCTTCCAGCGCGCGGAGATGCCCGGAACCCAATACTTCGGGCAGCTCTGGAGCGACGACTGGGCCCGGCTGGGACGATGAACCGGGTGACCAGCTGGCTCCGTGAGCTGGAGGCCCCGACGCCCGGATGGATCGCCCCGGCGGCGTCGCTCATCCCAGTGGTGCCGGCCATCGGCCGCGCCCAGGACTACCTCACCCGGCAGGATCGCCCCGGCGTCGCCCGGGGCGTGGAGGTCCTGGGGTACCACAGCTGGGGCTGGACGTTCGCGCTCGTGGTCGTGCTCCTCGTCATGGGTGTGGGGCTGTCCAGGATCACCCGATGGCCGGTCGTGGTCGCCCACCTCCTGGCAGCCGGCGTGCACGTCTCCTACGTCGTGGCGCTCGCCCAGGCCCTGGACGGCTCCGGCCGTGGCGTCGGCGTCCTGTTCCTGCCGCTGGGTGGCCTACTGGCCCACCTCCTGGGCATGACGCTGTACCTCGCCCCCAGGGCGCCTACGAAGGAGGGATGACCGTGGACGTAGGGCCGTTGCTCGCACAGCTGGGCCCGGGGGCTGCGTTCGTCGTCGTGCTGACCGTCTGGCTCGTGAAGAACCGTGACCGTGTGGGCTCCACGCTGTCGGAGTCCGTGACCCAGTGGATTGACCGGCTGGAGAAGGACCTCCAGAACGAGCGAGCGGAGCGCCGGGCCGGCGAAGCTCGCCACGAGCGGTACCGGGCCGTGCGTGAGACCCGGGACGCAGAGCACCGCGCCTGGGACTCCTGCATCCTCCAGGCCGGCGGCGACCGGGAGGCGATGGCAGCGTGTGGCCCTCCGCCGTCGCTGACGCCGCACCCATCGGAGTACAGCATCACGCCGCACCCATCGACCCTGGGCGCCCCGGAGGAGGGCGGCTAGAAGCACGACGGGCCCCGTGGGCGCTGGGGAGGAGGACCGGCCTAGTGGACCTCAACCCAGCGCGCGCCCCGGGGCCCGTGCATCACGAACCGTACGGCACGCCGGGCTGTCCTGGGCTCTCCACGAACCGGGCCGGCGTGCCGTAGGGTCCGAACAGACCGGCCAGAACAACCCAGCCGGCAGCCGTGCACAGCTGCCGTGGTCGCACGTACAGCCAGCTCACCCAGAGTGAGCGGGCCATGAGCCGTACCCGCCTCCAGGGCGCCGTCCGGCCGGGCCGGCAGGGCTATTACGTGGCTGTCCTTCGGACAGCACTAGCTGGGCCGTAGGCCCAGCGTGCTGTACGTCCAGTGAGATTCCTGCCGTCTACTCACCTTGAGTGACCACCTACAGTCGCGCGCGCGGGCGCGGAACTACTCGTGCACAGCTGTGGACAACCTGGGGAGAACTGTGGACAGCCCTGTTGACGGCGTGTCGCTCTGGTCGCTGTCAGTGGTCCGGCCTAGAGTCCGGCGCATGGACCGGCCGAAGATGATGACTGCTGCCCAGGTGCAGGACCTCCTGCACGTCAGCAAGTCCACCGTGAACACCTGGCGAGAACAGGGCTACCTGGAGGCTGTGCCGACGCCCACGGGCGGCTGGCGCTACCCGACGGGCCAGACCTACCTCCGGCAGGCCCTGGACGCCGTGGAGCGGCTGGCGGCGACGTCATGAGGCGCGCGGACTGCCCGTGCCCGGCCTGCCGGCCTGGAGGTGCCCAGCTGACGTCCAACCCGCTGCCGGAGTGCTCCAGGTGCGGCGACCCGATGGCGAGGGCCCGCCACGAGGCCCAGGGCGGCGTGTGCGAGAACTGCACGCCGCTGGACCCCGACGCCTTCCGGGCAGCTCGTGCGCGTGCTGACGCTGCCCTCCAGGAGGAGCGCCGACAGGCCGGCCTGGCTCGTGCCGCTCTGCGGCGTCGTGGGGGCCGTCGTGCGCGCTGACGACCACCACAAGGCCGGCGTGCTCCTGGGCCAGCTGGACGACGTGCACGAGGCCGTAGGCCGCGCCCGGCTCATGCTGGACGCCGTGCGTGGCTCGTGGGACCGGCACGCCAACCTCGACCACTGGAGGCCGGAGTCCGGCCCCTCGCTGACGACGAGGACCGAACTCCAGCACCTGGAGAAGCTGGAACACCTCGTCCAGGTGCTGGAGAACGCCAGCGCGCTAGCCGTCCAGCACGGCTCCAGGCTGCTGGACGCCGGCACGCCGCTAGGTGACGACCGTGGCCGCTGCTGAGGGCCTGCCGGCCTGGAGCGGCCGGTACGCGCAACGCATCACGGCTGCCGTGCTGGCGACGAAGGGCCGGCGCTGCCACCTCTGTGGGACGCCCGACGTCGCCACCACAGCCGACCACCTCACGCCCAGGAGCAAGGGCGGCGACGACAGCATGGACAACCTCATGCCGGCGTGTGAGTCGTGCAACAAGTCCAGGCAGGCCATGCCGCTAGGGCAGTGGCGAGCGAAGCACCCACGACAGCAGAAGGGAACCGTGCCGATGTCCTCCAGGTGGCAGCAGTGAGCCGGCGCTGGGCACCACACGTTGACCCGGTGCTGGCGATGCAGCGTGCCCTAGCTGCCAAGCTGGACGCAGAGTGCGTGGCCCAGGTCGTGCTCAAGCCGGATACCCGGGCCCTGCGGAAGGCCCTTGCCGGCTACCTGGAGGCAGAGCGCCGGCTGGAGGCCATCGTCCAGTGCCCGTCCGTGTGGCCGCCCAGCCAGGCGCCCGACGAGGAGGGCACGAGGTGTGACCTCATCGAAGGACACGAGCCCGACGACCCGGACCAGGACGGCATGGTCCATCGTCACCGCGTGAAGCCGACCCAGTGTGTCGTGAGGTGGCGATGAGTGATCGTTTTTAGAGCGTAGGGGGGGCTGGGACAG